AGTAGCTATTTCAATCCAACCAATTTGAGCAGCATCAGAACCTGATACTTCAAATTTATCTTTCATGATAATTGGTGAATTTTGGTAAGTTTGAGGAACTGGGCTAATTGAACCAACCATTCCGTTAGTACCTTTAGCAAATTCAGAACCATAAACAAACAACTTAACCTTTGTACCTAATCCAGATAAATCACCTGCAGTATATGGTAAAGCAATAATGTCTTGACCAGATGAAGACTTAACTAAACATTTTAATGTATTAAATCCATCAGAAACAACAATAGTTTGATTAGCTCTTACAGCGTTGTTTTCGCCAGACGAGAGAGTTAATTTATTTGATTGATCATTAGTTACTTCATCATAAGCGATGTGTAATCTATTTTGCTCAACCCAAATAACTTGATCAGAAGTCATTGGCATTTCAGCTCCTACCATTCTCAAGAAACCAGATAAAGTTCTGTTTCCGTATCTTTCTACTTCCGATTCGTATAATTCAGGTAGATACTGTTGTAACCACTGAGTAAATTCAGCTTTACCAGCACCACTACCAGTTCCTGCATCGTTTTGGAAGTTTATATAATTTGTCGGTTGCGCAATCTTTTGAGGCATTGGCGTAATCGACGCGGGGAAAGCCCCACCAGTTTTAAATCCCATGATTTTTTGTTTTAAGTTTTATTTTTTGTTTTAATTTTTAACTTAGAACTATCAACACCACTTATTGCTCTTACTTTTATACCATTAACAAAAACATTACCATTGTTAGTTGGTCTTTCATCTAAAGTTATATTTTTAGATTTAGCAGACATTTCCTTAACAGCATCAGCTTTACCTTGTTCGTAAAAATGATTTATAAGCTTGTCAGTGTTATTGGCAGCGTAAAGAGCTTTGTGGTACTTCTTATAATCAGTTATTTCTCCGTTTTTATCTAAGAACTTCTTAACAAAATTACCGAGATCAGCTTGATCTTGAGCCACACTTTCGGAATTACTAAGATTATACTTAAACTTTTTTTCTCCAAGATCAAAATCAAAACCTTTGAAATTATCTTTTTTGAAAAAATCTTCAGTACCTTTAGTAAACCTACTGTATCTTTCTTTTTGTGCTGTTTGTTCGTTGTTATATCTATTGAAGAAGTCTATAGCTTTTTTCTGTTCTTGAGTAGCGCCCGGTCTCAACTTGATCTCGTCGTAATATTTACTCTTAGAACTTTCTAAAAAATTATAAGCTTCAGCAATTTCTTCTTTCAAAGCAAGTTTTTTCTTTCTTACATCTCGCTCTGAGTCCTCGTCATCATCCCAAGCAAAATTGTCTTCTATTAAGAATCCAACTTCTTCAGAATCTAAGTGAGGTTTAGTCTTTTTATAATACTCTATTAGTATTTCTTCGTTATCATACTTAGAGTAGTCTTTATTTAAATTAACATAGTCATCTAAAGTACCACCAGTATCTTCCATAAAGCTTAAAAGCTTTTCTATATTTTTAGGTACTGTTATTTTAGGCGTTGTGTTTTCAACAGGTTTTTCTTGAGGAACTTCTTCTTTTGGTTCTTCATTTATTACAGTAACTTCTTCTTGTTCTTCTACTTTTTCTTCGATCTTTTCTTCAGTTTGCTGAACCTCTGGTTCGGATACTTCAACTTCTTGAATACTTCCGGTAGGTTCTTCTGTAGATACGTCCACTGTGCTTGGCTCTGTATTGCCATCTTCCTCTTTTTTTGTTAAATCAACTTTAGTTGTTTCTTCTTGTTGTGTTAATTTTTTAGGTTTCTTTTTTACCTTAAATTCACCTTGTTCTAGAGTTCCGTCAGGAGCCTCCTTTATTTCTGATTTTTCTTTTGACATAATATAATATAATAGTTAATATAAAATTATTGAGGCCCAAATTCTTCTAATCCAAAACCACCTAAATTATCATTACCAGATGATTCAAAGTTTATTGGAGTACCGTCATTTTTCCTCTGTGAGATCATCTCACTTTGTTGAGTTGCTTGAAGCTTAGTTCTGTTGTCTTTTCTATCTTCAATTTCTTTTTCCTTAGCGGATTTATTACTTGCCTGAGCTCTACTTAATTGCATATTATAATTAAACTCTTCAGCCATTAACTGCTTTTTAATTTGAGCTTCCATTTGCATCCTTTGTATTTCAAACTGAGACTTGCCTTGTTCTATTTGTATTTGTGTCTCTGCTAAAGCTTGTTGTTTTTGAACTTCTGCCATTGCGGCTGCTTCAGTTGTTTGAGCATTTGCTTGTGCTTGTGCCTCTATGTTAGCTTGTTGCATTTGCTGATCTTTCTTCTGCTTTTGCTTTCTACGTTTTTTAAGTAATTCGTTAGCTAACTTTAAGTTGTTTATCTGTCTTATATCTATTGCGTCTTCTAAGTCTATAGATTGAGTTTGCAAAGAAACTTGAATGTTTTGTTCTAACTGAACTTTATCTTCCTCATCTGGTTCTAGCTCTATAAATATACCAAAATCTCTTAATTGAGTATTTTGAGTTTCTATTAGAGTTGCTACATTGTACATACTAATACTTTGTTGTAAAGCCATTTTAGTTATTGGAAACTGTAAAGCATCATTAACTCTCAAAGATATGTTTTCACAAGTTCTCAATGTTAAATATAATCCGCCTTGCATTATATGTCTTGTAGCTACATTTGAGTTAGCAGCAGCTAATTTTTGTAAACCTACTAATGAGTCAGCATTAGGCATAGATCCATCTCTTGCTTCATTAAGTCCGGTTACATCTCTTATAAGTTGTAAATAATATTGGTAAGTTTGTATTAAGCTTTGTATTTTAGCACCGCCTGAGCTCGACTGTAATTCTTGTATAGGTACTTTACCTGGATTACCCATACCATCTTGAGTCATTGATCTACCTACTATAGAACCTGTTTGAAAATACATGTTCAATGCTTCCGCTGGGTTGTAGTTAGTTCCATTACCAAGATCTACTTCTGCTAAACCATCCATATCTAAATAAACACCGTCAGGAACCATCCTAGACATTACCTGTTGTAATTTTAAATGTGTTATTTGAATCATGTCAGCAAAACCTGTTATACGCGACACTAGTGATTCTATTTTACCTTTGTACATTCTTGGAGCAACTATATTGTAACTCATATTTACTTTTGTAGAATCTGACTCAGGTCTTGTCATATTTTGAGCCATACCCCACTGCATCATCATTGGGTGTCCTAGTACTTTAGCACCACTGTATAACACTTCTATTGTTCTAGATACTCTAGAAAATCCCTTAGAATCTTCAGGAGCTAAAAAAGTGTCTTGTTTTTCTAAAGCTTTTTCTAACCCGTTAGGACCTTCTTTTATTTTAAATACTTGATCTGTAAAAGTTTTGTATTCAAAAAATAATACCTGAACTGTGTTATCATCGTATCTACCATTCCAGTCTCTAAGATACTCTTGATGACCTTGATATTTTTCTAATGTAGAAACCTCTTCAGGTGTTAAATTTGGAAACTTCTTTTTAACTTCTGGTATTGTTAAATTTCTAACTTCCCCAACATACCATAAATCTTGAAAATTAGGATCGTCAGTGTAAGAATATACTATCGAAGCTGGGTCTACATAATCAACTGTAATACCTTGAGATAAATCAAAACATGTTTTTACACAAGATATACCTAATACTGTTAAATCATAATTTAATCTTTTTCTAATTAAATCGTATTTGTTTTTATCTAAAACATAATCTATTAATTCTTCTTGAGCTGTTTCTATAGATTGCTTGTAATTTAATTGCATGTGAGCAGGAAGCTCATCAAGTGTTTCAGGCGTGTTATCACCTGTTTGACTCAAAGCTATATTTACACCAAATGTTTCTTGTACAGCTGCTATGTATTCTTTTTGCTCTATATCTTGTATTATTCTTTGAGCGTAATCAGTTCTTTTTTGAAGTGACTCAGGATCTTGAGCCATTGTTTTTACTTCGTAATTCCTCTGTGACATACCATTAACCACTATATCAACAAACTTGGATATAATAGGAACTGGTTTCCAGTCTAAATTTAAATAAGATAAATCTCCATTGATTGCTAACTCATCTTTATATTTCTGCACAGGTTGCTCACCTCTAGCGTATAGCTTCAAAGTATGAAACCAGGTATAATTAGTTTGAAACTTGTATCCAGTTCCTCTAAAATTTCTAAACCATTCACCCTCTATAGCTCTACCTACTGCTAACCCATATTCTTGAGTAGCTTTCTCTGCGGCTGGAACTACTTGATCCGGAAAAGTACTATTACTATTAGTGTAAATCTGCATTTATTTATTTATTTTTGATAATGTACCAGAGTTATCGTAAGTTTTAAAATTTAATTTCATATCATTACTTCTTTTAAATGGTACAGGTCTGTACTTATTTTTATTACAAGCCATTATAGCTAAACCAGAACTTATAGAAGCATCATGTTTAGTTCTGTTGTTTATGTTAAATATAGCCCAGTCTTCTAGTGTTTTTTGAAAATATACATCTCCAAATCCTGTTTCTAATCTACCGACTTTATCTTCGATATAAGCTTCTATCGCGGCAGCATGAGCTTGTTTAACATCTTCACTTGAGTTAGGTATTCCACCTATTTCCTTTTCAGTTGTAGATAATTTATTCCAAACTTTATCAGGTCTATTTATTGAAAAACCTCTATAACCTCTTCTTTTAAAATAATATAATAACCTAGGTTTGTTATTTTCACAAAGTATTGGCATGCCATAAAATACGCAAGCCATTAGCACGTCTTCAAAAAATATTTCCGCTGTTTGTGGTCTTGATATATATTCTAAAAAGAAATGATTAGGCGGTGAGTCTTCCATTGAAAACTTTGTTAATCCATGTAGTGCTCCTTTAGAGCCGCGACCATCAACAGTACCGCTAATATCGTAAGAGTCACAGCCGAAAGCTCCAATATGCTCGTTACCTGGGTGTTTAGTTCCATTTTTTAATATTACGTTGTTTTGTAGGTTTTTATCAGGAATCCAAGTTATATTAAATCTACCTTGATTGTTTGGGTTAAATTCAACTTGAGTATCTTTTACTCCATTAATCCATTGAAAATTACCACAACTAACAACTTTGTTTAAATTCATTTCTTGATTATAATCTATTTGCTCATAAATTTTTACAAGATTAAATAAGCTATCTTTAGCTTCATCTCTAAAAGCATGAGCTTCAGATCTTGGAAATTGTCTATAATATTCATTTAAACTATCTTGATCGCTTTTTAATCCATCAACTTCGTTTTCCCAATGTTCGATAACTCCTGTTGTAATTTCAAAACCATCAACTCCTTTGATTGTATTTTTACCTCTAATGAAGACAGGTAGTCCATAAGTATCGATGAATCCTTCGTAGTTCCACTCCATAGGTATGAACAAGCTATAGAGTCCAGAAGACGTTTGTCCGTTTCTATTTCTTTTAGTAACGTCAGAATTGTAGTATAATTTTTTGAAGTTGTCTCCACCTTTATCTAAAGCATTTGATGTTGAGCCCATCATACATTTACCTACGATTTTAGATCCCAGCCTCAATGTAGTTTTTGTAACCCTCCAATTATTTAATATATTATCAGGTCTTTCCCACTTACCACTTTCATCATGAGCTAGTAACTTTAGCTTTTCACCATCATAAGAGTTGTCACCCGTGTTCTTCCAGTCAATAGTTGTGTCTAGTCCTTCTAGTTCTCTAAGTTGTTCATTCGACTCAAGCTTTCTTCTAGTAAGTTTCGATGCTGGAACTCTATAAGCCAGTTCAGTCTTCGGCCGGTCCATACCATCTTGAATAGGTTTAAAGAAGAATGGGTAGTTAACTGATATGGGTACAACTTTATCCGTGAACATTTTTTTGGCATCTGCACCAGACTTGGAAAGTATTCCGAATCTAGCATCTGAAGATATTGTAGCTTGGTTGACAAGTTCTGAGCTTGACATAAAAGAGAATCCAGATCGTCTGTTTTTAAGGTAACACATTCCGTAACATCTTGTGTCTGCTTTGCAAGCTTCCCAAAATATGTAGAATAGTCTATTTGACTCTCTATAGTCAGGTGCTCCAACGTCAATTTTTGACCATTGCAAGTACATGTAATGAGTGCCAGTAATGTAAGTAGCAACACCATTGTTATAAAAGTGAAATCCTTGTTCTCGTCTAGTAAATTCATTATCAATATAATCGTACCACTTTTCTTTAAATTCAGCTGGATATTCCTCCCAGTCA